ATGTTGCACCGGGAACTTTGAACTTCTTCATGCGTATGCCGTCTTGCAGCACAGGCAAGTTCTCGGGTGAAAATAGCATCGCTTGCAGCGCTGGGTTCTGGCTGCTTGCATCTACCATCTTCATGAGTTTTGCTTCTCTCTGGTTCCATGATTCTGGAAATGCTGGGTTGGACTCTGGATAGCAGAGTACATTGCCAGCGAGATTCGCGGTGTTGACTGACACCACTCCGATATCCTTGAATGCCTGAGAGATTTTCTGACCATCTCGGCAATCTGCTGCACACCCAACTGCTTGGCGTGCACATTCTGCGAAGAGGTCTTGCACATTGTTCCACGGGCACCCAACACGCTGCAAAGCCTGATCTCGTTGGATCTCGGCATTGCCCACCGTATTCTCGCCTGTGGCCGCACCGAATAGAGACGGCATGGCTCCAGTGATGACATCGGCAAGCTGTTCAATGAAGTACTTGATAGCTTCCCACATCGCTGGTTGCGGCTGTGGCGTGGGCTCAATCATGATGTACTGATCCATGGTAGTGAGCCCGGGCTGCGGCTGGAATGCTCCAGTGCTGCCGGGTACGTTGGTCTGTCCTTGGATGGCTTGGATGTCAAATGCTTCGGCATTCATCCACTTTTTGGATACTGTGCGCTTGAAATAATCGTCTAAGAGATCCACCCAGTCGTTAATACGCTTCTGGACGGAAATCATGGAAGTCCCTAGGGCTCTTCGGTTCTGACCCTTGCCAGAGAATGGATGAGATATGGCGAGGTGCTTGTCCATGCTCTCATTACGGGCAAACGCAAAGTTTGCGCCGACCTTGACAAGGAGTGCCCCGTTAGGGAACGCCTCCATCAAGTCTGCTCTTGCTTGGTCATTGACCTTTTCGTCCATAAACATCGAGGGGCGAAACCATGTGTGCTTCACGACGGTGTGACGCTGGAATGAGTCTCCAGTTACATACGCACCGAGCACAGCTTGACGTGTGTTCTCACGGGCGATGCGGTCCAGCTCAACCTCGGACTGACCATCTCCACCCGGTTTAATCTTATCCGCAATCCATGGTGCGTATGCTTTCGCTATCGCCACATCCAAATCTTGGAAGAGCTGCACGAATTGCATGTCTTTAATGCTATCCACCGCGATGGGAACCTTGTGATCGAGCTTGCCATGCAGGGTCGTGACTTCGCGTCCCCTAGGCTTTTTGTTAGCAATTGGTTCTAACCCCTCGGGCTGACTTGCATTGCTCTGCTCACTGTCATCGTCCTCGTCTTCATCGTGGTCTTCAGTCTGCTCATCAGCAGGAGGAACTAATTGCTCCAGCACTTCATCCAATCCGTCTTGGCCTGTAGCCACTGCATCAGGTGGATTGAGGATGTCCTCTGCGGTTACCGGGGCAGTCTCTCCATCTCTGTCTCCCTCGAAGCCATACAACTGCCCATTCAATTCAAAGCGAGTCCATGCTAAAACACGATCTTCATTCCAGAAAATTCTGGCACACTCCACGAGCAAGGCGCGCAGGTTGTTGTTACGTCCCCAGATCTCTTTGAAGCGCTCGGCTTCTTCTGCGGCCACAATGTCTGGGCCGTAGTCAGGATCTGCAGGGAAGAACTCTACCTTGGGAACTTCACGCGACAATGCCGCGACGATAATGTCCCCCTTGGAGCCATACACATTCGTGTCGTAAATTGTGTTGTTGTTTCTCTGTTGACTCGCACCATACGGTGAGGCTGTGCCGGGGAGTTCGTATCCCCCGCCCTTTCGTCTAAGGAGATGTTGGTACCCTCTATCAAAATGAATCGCTTCCCAAGCTTGCTCGACTTCCAACCTGCGTGCTGCGACATCTGTCTTAGTGCAGATGATATCCAACTGCATCAATGCGCCTTTGGCTTCATCTGAGAGTTCCACGAACGGTTCCGATGACCAATCAAAAGGAGCTAGTACACCAAGAGGAGAGTCCTCGGGCTTCTCTGGCTGTTCGTAGGGCATTGCGGACGGCACGCTGCTCGCCACGCTGGTTTTTTCGTCAGCCATTTGAATTCCTCTCTAGTGATGCATCGCGGCGAAGCCTTTAGCGCTCGCCTTCATTCGTTTTACGTGTTCGCTGTCGCCCGGTTTGGGCTGCTTTTGCGCGTAGGTCAATTTCTTTCCCTCGGGAACCCCTAGGGCTCGATGGAGACCACCTTTGTTCACCTTGAAACTTCCTTTTTCTCCAAGGTCTACATTGTGTGTTTTCTTTCTCGCCATACCAATCATGACTAGTCCTTTTTCTTCTTGGCCGAGTAATTGAAACGCTTCTTTTTCTCTGGCAACTTCTTGAAATCCGTAGCCGCAGACCACTCCTTCAGGTCTACGTTCTTCATGCTAGGATCATTCTTGTGCGCATACATGTATTTTTGCTGAGCGCGGGAAGCAAACGGCATACGTTATCCTTATCGAGCATCATTTCTCGCCTTCACACAAGTTTTGCACTGACCACTAGTACCTGTGTTTTCTGGGGTTTTCTCGTGCCCACGCTTGCAGGTAGTTTTCTTCTTGTGTGGCTTTCTCATCTTCTCTTTGGACTCTTCAGACACCACATGCCCTAGGGCGTTCTTGTTGCCAAAGCTTCTTGTGTGTCCAGTGTTGGCTTTTCTGATGGCCTCTAATTGTTTCTCTGTTATAGTTCGGCCATACATGTAGTTTTTAGAACCTGATTGGTTCAGTAACCTCGAATTAGGAGGTTTTCCTTTGTTTGCTGCTCCAATTTTCTTTTTCTTCTCTTCAGAGCAAGGTATGCCTAAACTTCCCTCTCCACCCGCTGTAAGGTTGTACCCGTTGGGTGACTTGGTATTCAAGAAAGAGATATAAAATATTTCTACAAAGTCCATTTCTTCTTTGGACTCGCAGAGGTGAATTGCTTCTATGTGGAAGTTTTCTTTGCCATACTTATTGAGAGCTTTGTGCAACAAGGAATTATTGCTTCCATCCCAATTGTGCATATACCAACGCTTTTCCAAATTGGTGGTTTGGCCAATGTACAGTTTGTTGTTAATGTTGTTCCGTACCCAATACACTACCATGGTTTCCTCCTAACAAGGTCGCTCAGGCAGTGTGTTAGGCACTGCCCTCACTAGCCCAAAGCCGCTAAGCCTTGAGATTTCAAACTAAATCTGGTGCCTCAAAATTTCTTGATTCTGACTCTGCGCCCTGTTGTGGATAGTGAGCCCTGCGCTTCACGTCACTCGCTTGGTCTTCCCCGCCTGCTTCTAGGGACAGTTGCTCGGCGTGGCTGTGGGCTTCGTCAGATGTTGAGTGATCACTCTCACTGTTGTAGCCATCATCATGTGCAGACGAAACACGATGCGTTCCATCTTCATTGTGCGCGATGTGCACCGTATGCGCTGGCCCGTGGGACGCTACAATGGCGCTGGGGGTTTCTGCGTGCGCACTAGTGGCCGTTTTGTCGTGTGGAGTCTCGTCCTTGCCCATGGTGTTAACTTTGTCTTCACCGTGCTCCTCGGGTGTGGAGTGCTCGTTCTCGTTAGATTCTCCCGGCTGCTCCCCGGCATGATACGAATCGAACTTTTTACCTACGTAGCTACTGCCAAATTTCTTACCACTCTTTGACTCGTACATGATTTCTCCTTGGACTAGGCCAAACGCGGCATTGCGAAGCCATCCGATTCCTTATCTCCGTACATGTCGCCTTGCCCTGCGTCGGCATTAGCGCTCTTGTCTGTGTTCTCTTCGTTTGCTGGCCCAGAAAGCTGCTTTGCGGCCTCGTGCGCCTCGGTATGAGATTTGTGTTGACTGAGGTTCATGTGTCCGTCTGGATGTCTGCTCACTACGACATGCTTTCCACCTTGGTGATCGTGGTGGATCGTGACGTTTTCTGCCGGACCATGCTCAGCTGCCACTGCACCTGCATCGACGCCCTCGGGGTTCCCTAGAACATCATTGTCTGGAGCTGTGGCTTCCTTAGCCGAAAACTTGGCTTCACCCATAGGGTTAGTCCGGGGTTCTTCCTTGGGTTCTGATCCT